GTGTAGTTATCTTTGGAGTAACTATTTTAGGTGTAACTATTTTAGGTGTTGTTATCTTAGGTGTAACTATTTTAGGTGTAGTTATCTTTGGTGTAGTTATCTTTGGTAAACCCAAACCTCCAGAAGGTTTCTGACCTACTTTATGTAAAAGCTTCTTGTCAGAGGCAATCTTTGGGATGTGTGCTTTCGGGTCGGTTGTCCCTCCACCATAGCAGATGGTTTTGGATTTTGGAAAGGATTCACAATCCCAAGGCTTGGCTAGATTTAATAAGTTTATCATTAAACTACTTTCTACGAGGAGGTTTAGGATATGGTCTTGGCTTTCTCATTACTTCGGTCCTTTTATTTTTAAAGCTTTTTTACCTTTGTTTCCTTTTTTCTTATCGGTAGCCAAAGTCCCTTTTTTCCCTCCAGAAGAAGACTTCCTAGATGTACCACTTGCACCTGTGGTATAGTTTGCTGAAGAAGCCTGTGCTCCTGGTTTTTCTCCTGATTGCTTCCAGTTAGCAACATTAAGATCGCTTCGATCAAGATTTTCGTGAAACTTGCTTACCCCTGAATCTATTTCATTAGCCATTCCCGACATAGCTCCAGTCATTGTTCTTCCGAATCCCGACTCTAGACCTATCGCTTGATCTAAATTATGTTTCCCTGCTTGCATCAAACCCTCCACTCCTGTTCTTTTTGGGTTCAATACTTTCCCAAGTTCTTCAGATGCGTTACCCATTATTTTTTCCTCCTGTTTTATTTAAGAATAATTTATAGTTGTCTCCACCTTTTGTTTTTATTGTATCAAGTCTCTTTGAGAGAAGAGAAAAGAATGGAGACTCTGGTTCACATGGTATGATATATTCCTTGTAACCCCTCTCGGACATAAGAGTATCACACGCTTGAAATACAGGTAGTGATTCTTTTTTTGTTGATGTCTCTGGATTCATCCACCAATGTACTGTAGGAGAATGAGTACTAAAGCACCCTATTATCTTCCCTTGTTTTACCACAATATGCGTGGGAAATATAGGATAAGTACCAGTCTCTTCACACACGCTATAGAGATCATCTAGTTGTTCTTTTGTTGATATAGGATACACTTCTATATCCAGAAGACTTCTATACACTATTTAGTCCACCGCCTTGATAATTTGAATGACCTTTTGATTTCCCTCTACCTTTATTTTTAGCTCGATATCTCTTACTACCTGTAGGAGCCTTTGATTTATCTGATCCTGCATTCACCATTTCAAGTTCAGCATCTTGTAGATCAGGTGCATCCATTGGTGCTGGTGGGGGAGGTGGGGGCGGCATCTGTATTTGCGGCATTGGAGGACTACCTCCCAACATGTTCCCCATATTCTTCCTCTAGTAATTGTTCTAAACGTTGTATTACCGATTGCTGACCCTGTAGAAACGCAAGTTGACTTGCATTTAAATCACCCATAGGTATCTTATCAGGGTAATATTCTTTCAAAAAGTTAATTAATTCTTGTGTTACCATAGTTTTTGTCCATAAACGTCTTATATTAGTTCACAAGAGTTACCTGTACACGCTAATTCTTGTGAAGATGTTGTGTAATCTTCCTTTTCATAGTCATTAAGATCACCCCACTGTACAAAAGGAATCAGTTGATATAAATCTAACCACTCTTGTTCAGTACACTCTTCGTAGGGTGCTTGTTGATACACATGATCGGAGTGGGGTAGGAAAGATATGCCTGAAACTGCATCAAAGTTATTATATACCCATGCACCCACATCTATCCACTCGTTTTCCTTTACCGATATAGTGACACTAGGTTTATGTTCACACCAAGAGTTAGCGTAAAGTTGCCATGTGTTTAACTGCTGAATAGCATCCATCTCATTACGCTTTATTGAGCGATCGGGTGATCTCACCGGAAATGAGAATACCTTTGTTGAGTTATTGGCTACATCCTTTTCACATGGAAATCCTTTTTCTTCCATAAACTTTGCCAATGGATCTTTTCTATCCATACGTACCCTACGTATATAGTAATCAGCGTGACGAGCATGTATACCCGATGATGAGTCACAAAGTTGAGAAACTGTACCACTAGGTTTTACACAGGTTATTGCAGATGCAGGATTAATATCAAATTTCTTAGCCCATTCAACATTCGTTTTGATTGCTACCTTCTTAAAGTCTTCAAGCATACCAGAAGTAGGGTATGCGGTTACCTCATTATCCATAATGCCTGTTAAGGATACACCAAGAAGTCTTTCTTCTTCACAGTTCTTCTTCCACTCCTGACCTAGATACTTAAAGTCAATAAGAGTGCTCTGCATAGTACCAAGTATGGTTGCTAATTTAATCTTCTCTTTTATTTTTGCTTGGCTATCCTCTTCTCGCACTACCACTTCGGAGAGGTTACAGAATTCCCTGCTTCGTAGAATGATTTCGGAACATGGATTGGTACCAAAGTCTTCTCTAGCATCTCTTCGATCTCCAAGTTTTTCTGTTTGTCGTTTAGCGTTTGAGCTTGAGAAGATACCACGTTCTCCAGACTTCGACTCGTAAAGGGAAGTCCATTCATTAAGGAATGTACCTGTGTCTGGTTGTCCATAGTAGTTTGCCGAATTGTTTGCGAGTGCTCGATGGGGGTGGTCGTCCCACCATCTTCCTGACTTGGCTTTTCGCATTTGTTCATCCCCAAGATCAGAAATAGAAATAAGAGCAGACCTACGAACCCCACCCACGACCACAATCTCCGCTGTTTTGCAGACGAGATCATGGCATTCGATGGGTTTGAGTTTTCTTCCTTTTGCATTTTGAAATGTCCTTACTGTAAAATTAAACAATGACTCAAGCGGTCCTGGTCCAGAAGCTCTACCCCCGAATGTTTTTAATACAGAACCTGCTGGTCTTACCTTACCAAGATCCCACTCAGGTACTACACCCGCGTACAAGAGTGCAACCAGATCCTTAAATGCTTTTGCCCACCCAAGTTTACTGTCTCTAACTGTAATCTTTGTGTCAGTGTTGTGTAGTTTATCGGGTACCACAGGTAGTTGAGAGGTATGCCTTTCTTCTACAGAAAACCCCACACCTGTACCATTCATAAGGATATATAGGATCTCATCAAAGGATCTAGGTGAATCAATATGAATGTAGCTACAATTGTAACCAGCTATGTTTTCTTTCTCAAGTGCTGGACCTGCTGTCATAAGACAACGCATAGATGGCATTACATCTAGGGTTAATACTGATTCAACGAGATTCCTAAGTGTCTGAGTAGCAGTAAAATCAATGTCAAGTTTCTCACCGAAGAACTTGAAGTACCTCTGTACCGTTTCTTCCCAAGTCTCTCTTCGTCCCTTTTCATAATCCCACCGAGAGTAGCGAGATAGGTGTATAAATTGTTGGTATTGAGATGGTAATTCCACGTATATATATCTTTCAAAATTGGTTAATAGATGCTGCCTGAATTGCTCACGCATCCATCTTCTGTGTTTCTCGCATTATAAGTTTATCAATGTAAAACCTTGCTTTCTTTAGATCCTTAACTCCTCCCTTCTGATCATATCGAGAGACATATTTTATAATGTTTCCTTCAAGGAAGTCAAGCTGATTCTCTACAATAAAGTCGAGTGGTTCAATTTCAAACCCTGCACAATAGTGCTCTGGCCTTGAGATATCATCGAACTTATTTTCATCAGTTTCAAAAAGAACACGATCCTCTTCTCCTAGAGTATCTGTGTGTCTTATTAGAGGATCATATTGCCTACGTTCTTCATCCTTCTTGTAGTTGGTCATATAACCTTTAAATTGCTCTTTCTGTTTCAGTGATCTTTGCATCAGGATACCACATTTTTGGATAGTTGTCAAGTCCTTCGTATTGTTCTTTGCGAAGTATGTACGCCATGCGTGCTTGATCCAACGCATACTCGTGTCCAAACCCAGCTTTTTCATATGTTTCAAGTATTGCATCCCACATATCCTCGTCTTCCTCAACTGCTTTATCAAGTATACGCTGAGCTTTTACTTTACCAATACCCGGACACCCTTTGTACCCATCTGTTGAGTCACCTGTAAGTGTCTGCATATAGAAATTGTAGTCAGCTTGTATGGCATCAATATAAAACATCTCTTTATTAGTGAAGTCCCAATGATAACCTGGAACTGTCAGGAGATCCTTGTCAATTGAAACAATACAACAATGATCTATAAACATAGTGTTCTTAATACCCATCAGATCATCAGCTTCTAGCCAATTAGATTCAAACGCATCGTATTCTTCACGAAGATAGTCTTTTGAAATGTTAAAACAAATAGGCTTGCGTACACCAGAACGATTGGATTTATAATCGCTCAGAATTTTTCTCCTAAAATTATTCGGGCTAGAAAAGCATATGGACAATTCATTTACACCTGAGTCTTTTCTCAGGTTATCCAATTCTGAATCAAGCATACCTTTTACCTGTCTAAAGTCAGAATGAAGTGTCCAAAAGTCATCACCCCAATCTATTTCCTGTTCTGCCGCAGATGCATTCTTATATACAAGAATGTCACCATCTACCAATAGTTGTTCTACCTTGTTTTTTTTCTTCATAAACTTCTAATAATCGTTTTACATAATGTTGTATAGCTTGCTCAAATTCCAATTGATCTAGGTCAGTGAGTGTCTGCCCACGTTCTTCCAAGCTTGTATTCTCCTGTGAGTGGCAATCGGACTCCGTAAGAATCCCCGGCAACTCCAATTGCACGTACTGCGGTCTTTCCAATTTCATTTCCAAGTCCTTTCTTTACTAAAACCTGTATTTCATCGTGTACAAATGCAACCTGTTGGTAATCGGTTCCTTCTTGGTACCCTTTTTCTTTCAACAAATTGTGAAATTCAACTACCCACCTTTTGCAAAGAATAGCACCAGCCGATTGGCATAGTGTATTCAGAGATGAATGAGTTGACCTAACTGGAACTCTTCTTCCATCAAGTCCCATTAGATACCCTGTTTCCGCTTTTTTCATAACATCATCACGAAACTTCTTGAACGCAGGTAATTGTTTAAAGAATCTATCTCTTACCTTTTGTCCTTTTTTCGGACCCCCACCAACAATCGAACCGAGTTTGGCAACTCCTGCTCCATACACGAGAGCATATAGGAAAGTTTTCGCTTCATGACGAGTATCCAATCCCACAGCCTTTTGATTGTCAGAATGTATATCTCCTTCAAGAACTGTCTTAGCAAAAATACCACCGTCATACCTAGTAAGGTAATGAGCAATAACACGAGCTTCAAGACTTGATACATCACATCCCATAAGATCAAACCCTTCAGGAGCGTAAAACAATTGTCTACATTCTTTGCCAAAGGATGTTTTGACACTTGGGACTTGACCCAAGTTAGGGTGCGTGTGAGAGCAACGAGAGGCGATTGTGCCCATAGTGTTGACCGACCCATGTAACTTGCCCTGTTTTTCCATGTGTAACCAGCCATTCTTTCCTTCTGATAATTGACCGATCATCTTATTAACACGCAGTGATTCAGCCATTAGTTTTGCTTCTGGATACGGTAATGAATCCAAAATAGTCTCATCAATCTTAGGATCTCCACAAGCAGTAAATTCCTCTGGTTCCCAATCATGAATGTCTTTCAATCGCTTTGCGATATGATGTCTAGAGTTAGGATTAAAGTCCACCTTTTTAAACTTCTGAACAGGAACACCCTTCACATAACCAAGACGCTTATTATTTACTTTTGGTGTGAAGAGTTGACCGTTAGGTGCAGTCCACGAACCAAACTTTTTCTTGAGTTTCTTGTGAAGAAGTGTTCTGTGTTCACAAAGAGTAGCATAAAACTGGGCTGCTTTAATCGAATCAAATGGAAAACCAAATTCCTTCTGATTCTCGCAAATACGATAGATCTCATGTTCAAGGTCTATCGATTCTTCACTGAATTTACGTGACAAGAGTTTTTCGTATAACTTATAATTTAGTTCTACA